ACGATTATTGATTTTTCTTTTGTTGTTGAGACATTTTGTTGATGATTTTATAATGCCCTCCTGCTCGGTGAGGGTCAAACCGCGGCCAGCCTACAAACGGTAAGGCGTAATCCCTGGGAACCGAATCGTTTAGGGGTGAATCTATTCGACTGGTTCTTCGCGGAAGGTCAAACTCTGCATGTATTGACCGAACCAAAAATCACTTTCAGCTAAGTACTCTGCCTCAGCCTACGTGTCTTTCGGATAGCTTCCTATGGTTCTAAATCTCATCAAGTTGTCTTTAACTCTGGCAACCTACATTTTCTAAGCTTCGATTAAAGCGGTATCGTCCATTCTCTCCCTTCGGAGCGCTATTAATTGCTGCATATCCTGCAGATTCGTGGACCAATCGGCTAAACTCATCGTCACAGCCATAAAGTGAATTCGAGGAGGTATCGCGCTCATCGTAACATTTCCCGAGTATCTCGCCTTGAAGTCATCCCTGTAGACCCGTAATTCGATAGGTCCCATACAAAACTTCTTAGAAAGAAAATCAATATCTGTTCCGATCTAACAGACTTTGACCTACGTTGCCGTCTGCCCAAGTCCGAAAGTGCCCTGCTTTTTCGTCGAATAACACGTCTGAAAGTGTTTCAAATAAGCCTATACGTCCGCTCTTTCGATCAGAATAAGAGCGTCGTCGCCGGAGACTAGCGGTTAGATCTTAACCTTAGCTAACTAGCCTATATACCGGAAGTATGCGGTTACCCGGAGAGTGTTTCCGAGTGTAGTCCGCAGCGGATCTCCTGAAAAAACAGTACCGCGTAGGGTTCCCTCGCATAGTAAAAGGTTGTCCCCGTAGGTTCCCTTAAATCTAGCGATCGGATTCGTCCCGAGCTTGATCAATTCGTCAATCATCAATCCGTCCATTCCGCACGCAGCGAGGAGGTCGGGAAATATTCGCCTTACGAAAACAAAGTCCACTGCCTAAAGAAGCATCTCGTGTTGGTGAGCATCGTGTGAACTACCGTCGACGCATATGCACACAGGGTCTTCAAACTTACTTGCGGCTCTGAGCACAGTCTTCGACAACCCTTAGCCGTCTAAACCGTGAACAAAACTTTAAGTTGCATTTTATATTCCCCTGATTGAAGCAAAGTTAGCCCAGGTCGGTAAACCTAGGTAAATAAGCGGAGGATTAAAAATAAACCTCGGCCTTGCATCGGGTTACTGTCCTGCTTTGAGAAAATTAATCTCATTTGGTTAGCAAAACACTCCGTAAGTGCCGTCGAGAGTAAGAAACTTATCAAAAGCTTCTTAACCCGCCTTATACCTGGCTAATTTTGTCTGATCGGCCAGTGTGAGAAACTCTTCCCAAGATAAGGCGCCCTGCAGGATTTTGTCCTGCTTTCTATCTAACCAGTCGGCGAATGATCTCGCGAGCCCTTGAACATGATAGCGATTGGGCTTTTTCATAACGTTTGCAGACCGGCAGAAGGCAGCGATGGTATTTACTGGACAGGTGGAATAGCAATACTCGCTCAGATCGTCAAAGGCGAACCCTGTTCTGACGAATCTTTCTTTCATACTACCACGTGTCTTTTCAACCCCGCACTAACAATATGCCTGAAGCTTGGTTAAAGTTTCTGGTTAGTTGGGCATAGGCTTCCCGTTTCTATCATAAACGGTGAAGTCGACGACTTGCGAACCCCACTACTTCTAATCGAAAATAGTGTGTCGTGATTCTTCTAAGTGCAAATTAACGCGTTCAGACGAGGCGTGACCTAGTTTTAGTGAGTCTTTTGAAACGAGGTCAATATTGAATTCATCCTAGTCGAGGTGTGATTAGATTCCGTGGTCGGGCTTATTCAGCTCGTAGGTCATAAAACCTCCAACCGCGAAGAAAAAGAATCCGATACCTTAGAGAATGTACGATTGTGACCAAACACTTCCTACGCCAATCAAGAGAGAAACCCATCTCGCTAGACCTGCGTATTCAGAGAAGAATCGTATAAATCTTTGGAATCGTTTTGCCGATTCGTTCCGTTTAGATGTTCTATCAAAGAAAATTGAAGTTCGTACGGAATCTAAATTGAGCTTGAAATTGATGTAAACTGCTGCTAGGATGCATTAGTGTACGATTGCAAGTTCTTGCCTCGTCAGAGCGTCGATTCCCGCTTTCTTGTCCTTCATGAACGTAGCGAGAAATGCACTTCGAAGAGCACTAATTGCAGAATTGTCTAGCAATCTGCTAGCAGCAAATTACTGGACTTTCGTGGCGAAGAAGTCGACTACAGCTGTCGGGAGCATTTCTTCTTTCACCTAGTCTTACAGAACCAC